CGACGTGATTTATTAAATAAAACAGTACCATATAAAAACTAAAAACAATGGGGAAACCAGGACCAATGCAAACGCCTATAACAGCGCGTATTAAAAGAACAACACAAGGAGGAATGACTACACAGCCTGTATTAAATATGGGTGCACCTGTGAAAATGAAGCGAACTCCCGCAAAAAAATCATTAGTAGGTAATCAAGATCAATTACCTGCAAACCTTCAAGCAGATATAAAAGCTGCTCCAGGAAAAATGTATGATTCACCTGCTAAAGTGGATAAAAAATATCTTACTCCTTATAGAGAAAAAGTTGCTTTAAGGAAAGACCGCGCTAGTTATGAAAAACAAGTAAGACAAGATGCGCTAGACAAAAGTAAACCTTTAAGCGAGTACCTTCCTACAACTAGAAAAGCGGTACAAAAAAGAATGAAAAGTTTTCAGTCAAAATTTGGGGCTAGAGTTGAAGGAGAAAAAGGATGGGCAGCAGATGACGCTAAGCGTAAAAAAGAAGATTCAGTTAAAGTAGATCCAGTTAAAGTAGATCCAGTTAAAGTAGATCCAAAGAAAACCACTAAATCTTATGTTAAAAAAGGTGGCACGGCTACTGGTAACATGAAGGATTACAAAATAGGTAGTCAAAAAAGACGTGATGAGTATACAGCTAGAGGTTGGAAACAAGATAAAACTACTGCTGTTAAAGGAGGTGCTAAAAAGAAAAAAGTAGCTGACCCAGTCATTGGAAAAAGTGAACCAACTAAAAAAGTTGCAATTACAACTAAATTAGATCCAACTAAAAAAACTAAAGTTACTTCAGCTCCAAAAGAAACATCTAAAAGAGCTGCGAAATTAAGAGCTAAAGGTAATGCTGTATTAAATGACAAGACCTTATCAGTTAAAGAAAAGCAAAAAAAATCTCGTGTAATAAGAAAGAAATACGATAAGAAAAATGCGAAGGTTGCTGAGAAAACTAAAAAAGGTACTAACAGAGTAGAGTACGATGAAAGCACTGGTAAAGGTGGAAGCGTATTAGGTAATGCACTTAGAAGTGTTACTGGTAAAAGGAAAAGAGATAAAGCTGCAGCGGAAAGAAGAAAGAATGCTCCAGGAGGAAACATGATATAAATGAAAAAGTTATTTGCATGGCTTACAGGTAGCGTTGTTAAAGAGATTGGCAACGCTATTGATAAGCTTACGACTACTAAAGAGGAAAAGCTTATTATTAAAAAGCAGGTTCTAGAAATATTAGAAAAGGCTGATACCAATGCGCAAGAGCAGGTAACAACCCGTTGGGAGGCAGATATGGCAAGTGATAGTTATTTGTCTAAAAATATTCGGCCAATCATACTTATATATATCACTTTTATATTTACAGCATTAGCTTTTACAGATGGTAATATCGGGGAGTTTCAAGTAGCAAAAGAATATATACCTATATTTCAAACTTTGTTAGTTACCGTTTACGGTGCTTATTTTGTTGGAAGAACGTGGGAAAAAGCAACAAAAATAAATAAAAATAAATAACAATTATGAAAACAAGTGGAAATTTCTATAACAACGATAGAATACTTAGCGCTAAAGCTATTACACCAAGTGCTACTATAGATGCAACAACAAAACTTAATAAAGCGTCTTTATATGTAGGAACAACTGGTAATGTTAAAGCTATTATGTCTACAACATTAGGAGGTCTTACAACTGCATTAGGGGTAACTTCAAACGGGTTAACTTATATTACGGCTAACGGCGTAGCTACAATAAGCGACGATGCTTCTGAAGCTTCAGGGTTAACTGTAAATACAAGTATTCCAGTACCAGCAACAAACTCCATAGTAGCGGGAACAGGATATACTATATCTGCTTTTACAATCACAGGCGGTAATGGTACAGGAATGTCTGGTAACATAACAGCTGTTAACGGAGCGGGAGGAATTACAGGATTTACTATATTGCAAGGTGGATTAGGATACAAAGTAGGTGATGTATTAACAATAGTTTCAGGAGATGGTATTAATGGTGTTATATCTATATCATCGGCACCTAATAGTGTTATGACAGTAGCAGTAGCAGCAGCTGGAACAGGGTATAAAGCAGGTCAAACTGTTTCATTAGCTGGAGGTGACGGATTAGCCGTGCTTACCATCACAAGTGTAAACAATACTCCTATAGCTTCTCAAGCTGTTGAATTTATAGGTGTTCAAGCAGGAACTTACCTACCTGTAGTAGTGGATTATGTATTGCCAGCGACAGCTACAGCAGCAGGATCATTGCTAGCAACGTATTAAGAATCAGTAAAAACAAGTAACTATATAGTTATTAATAACGACTTAAATCAAATCGAAATGTCAAAATTAAAATTAAAAGAAGACGAGTTAAAAGGATTACAAGAAGCAGTTCAAAAAGTAAATGAACTTCAGTTACAAATTGGAGGAATTGAAGCTCAAAAACATGAGTTACTGCACATAATTGCTGAAAGCAAAAACGCTTTAGGAGAAATCCAGAAGGAGCTAGAGGAAAATTATGGGAAAGTTAGAGTAGATATTACTACTGGTGAAATCACGGAAGATGAAGAACATAGTCCGAAAGATTAGTATCGGTAAAGACTATAAAAATGATGCCATGCACTATGCTGTTGGACAGGAAGTGTATGGTGGTCATATTATAAAGAATATAATTGAGGAAGAAACTAAGTACTCAATTTATATTGAAAAGAATAACGAGCTAATGCCTTGGAAAGATTTTAATAAAAACATGGCAATTGCAGTTGAATATGATCTGCAATATTAATGAAAGCTATATACGAGTTTATAGTAGAACCTATAGGAGAGAGATATAACAACTCAATTAAAATAGACGACACAGAGCTTTTACTAAATACCGAAATGCAAAATCATAGTTACTCTAATAGGCAAGCTAGAGTTTTAGCAATACCTACAGGAATAGCTACTGATGTAAAAGTGGGAGATGAAGTATTGCTTCACCATAATGTTTTTAGGCGTTTTAGAGATATTAGAGGAGACGAAGTAAACAGCAGGTCTTATTATAAAGACAATATATATTTTGCGAGCGAGGATCAAATATATGCTTACAGAAGATTAGATAAAAGTTGTGGTTGTAATTCTTGGAAAGCTTGCAAAGGATATAACTTTGTAAAGCCTATTAAAGAAACTAAAATGTTTTCTACTAATTTTGAAAAACCTGGAATAGGTGTTTTGTATTTAAAAGATACAGAATTAGAAGGAATAGTAGAACAAGATTTAATCGGGTTTAGGCCCGGGGCAGAATACGAATTCATTGTAAATGGACATAGAGTATTCAGAGTACCCACTAATTCAATTACAATTAAATATGAATATCAAGGAGACGAAGAAGAATATAATCCTGGCTGGACACAAAGCAGTTGAAGAACTTATTAAAGTAGCTAAAGAAGCTATTGTAGATTCAGGAGAAGATATTACAGCGGATAGATTAAAGAATGCAGCAGCTACTAAAAAGCTAGCTATATTTGATGCATTTGAAATCCTTAATAGAATACAAGAAGAACAAGACATACTTGATGAAAAGCCTAAAGAAATAAAAGAAGAAGAGTCTTTTAAAGGTTTCGCTGAAAAAAGATCTAGATAATGTATACTCAATCATTATACAGCATTATAACTCCTATTAAATCTAATACTATTTCAAGACTTAATAAGTCTAAAAAATGGGATTATGGTTATAATAAAGAACACGATATTATTGTCATAAGCAAAACAGGACAAATAGGTGATATATATAGTATACAGAATCTTAAAATAGCATTACCTAAAAGACCGTCTAATGTAGACAAGGCTAATAACAAATGGACTCCTGAGGAATATCCCAAAGAATTAAAAGCTATTAATAGCATATTTGATTGGAGAGATTATCCTGATAAGTTCAAATCAAAATGGGGGGAATATATAGATGAACAATTTAATAAAAGAGAAAACGGCAGTTGGTTCAATAATAAAGGCGTGGCTACTTACATTACTGGTACTCACTTTATGTACCTGCAGTGGTCCAAGATTGATGTTGGGCAGCCAGACTTTAGAGAATCAAATAGATTATTCTACTTATTCTGGGAGGCTTGTAAAGCAGACAAACGATGTTATGGTATGTCATATCTCAAGAATAGACGTAGCGGCTTTTCATTCATGGCGTCTGGCGAGACCGTTAATATGGCCACGATATCAAGTGATGCACGGTTTGGGATTTTGTCCAAATCTGGCGCCGATGCGAAAAAAATGTTCACTGATAAGGTTGTACCCATTAGTGTTAACTTCCCGTTTTTCTTTAAACCAGTACAGGATGGGATGGACCGCCCAAAGACCGAACTCGCCTATCGTGTACCCGCATCCAAATTTACCAGGAGGAGACTCGATAGTAATAAAGCCACTGAAACCATCGCCGGTCTGGACACGACCATCGACTGGAAAAACACGGGTGATAACGCCTATGATGGGGAGAAACTCAAACTCCTCGTCCACGATGAAAGTGGTAAATGGGAAAGGCCGAACAACATCCTCAACAATTGGAGGGTTACCAAAACGACATTAAGATTAGGATCTAGAATTATTGGAAAATGCATGATGGGTTCAACCTCAAATGCTTTAGATAAAGGTGGTGCAAATTTTAAAAAGCTTTACGGCAATTCAAACGTATTAAAAAGAAACAAAAACGGACAAACAGCTTCAGGATTATATTCTCTTTTTATTCCAATGGAATGGAATTATGAAGGATTTATTGATGAATACGGGTATCCAGTTTTCGATACACCTAAAGATACTGTTCTAGGTCCATTTGGAGACGTTATAGAAGTCGGAGTTGTTGAGCATTGGAATAATGAGGCTGAAGGATTAAAAGGCGACCAGGATGCTTTAAATGAATTCTACCGACAGTTCCCAAGAACAGAGGAACACGCTTTCCGTGATGAAACAAAAAATAGTATATTTAATTTAGTTAAAATATACGAACAAATAGATTACAATGAAGACCTACATAATACAAATGTATTAACAACTGGAAGTTTTCAATGGGCTAATGGTATAAAAGATACTACAGTTTTATTTACACCTAATCCAAATGGTAGATTTAAAATATCTTGGGTTCCTGGTGCAAATTTGCAAAACAGACAAGAAGTTAGAAAAGGATTAAAAATTCCAGGTAATCAACATATGGGTGCTTTTGGTTGTGATAGTTATGATATATCAGGAACAACTGATGGTCAAGGATCTAAAGGTGCTTTGCACGGATTAACTAAATTCAGTATGGAAGATGCTCCTGCTAATACATTCTTTTTAGAATATATAGCTAGACCACAAACCGCTGAAATGTTTTTTGAAGATGTACTAATGGCTTGTGTGTTTTATGGTATGCCTTTATTATGTGAAAATAACAAACCAAGACTTTTATATTATTTTAAAAGAAGAGGTTACCGAGGGTATTCTATGAATAGACCAGATAAGGTCTGGAATAAGTTATCAGTTACCGAAAGAGAAATAGGTGGAATGCCTAACTCAAGTGAAGATATCAAGCAGGCTCATGCTGCAGCTATTGAAACATATATTGATAATTATGTTGGCTTACAAGAAGATGGTCAGTATGGAACAATGTATTTTAATAATACATTAAATGATTGGGCAGGATTTGATATAAACAATAGAACAAAGTTTGATGCTGCAATAAGTTCTGGACTTGCTATAATGGCTTGTAACAGACATTTATATCATCCAAAACAAAAAGTAGAAAGAGAACAATTAAGTTTAAAAATAGCTAAATACACCAACAGTGGTGGTTTATCAAAATTAATAGAAAAATAAAAATATGGCTGAGTCAGTTGTAACAAGTTATTTTCCAAGCCAGATTGCTAGCGATGCGGAAAAAATGTCTATGGACTATGGAACTACTATTGGTAGAGCTATAGAGCGTGAGTGGTTTAATAATGATAATGGAGGTGGTAGCAGATTTCAAAGTAATCAAATTACATTTCATAATTTAAGATTATATGCAAGAGGAGAACAACCCATACAAAAATACAAAGACGAATTATCTATAAACGGTGACTTGTCTTATCTTAATTTAGATTGGAAACCAGTTCCAATTATACCTAAATTTGTAGATATAGTTGTTAATGGCATATCGGATAGACAATTTGATATAAGAGCTTATTCTCAAGATCCTTATGGGGTTGACAAAAGAACAAGGTATATGGAATCTCTTATTAGAGATATGCAAACAAAAGAACTTAATGCTTTTGTTAAAGAAAATTTTGGAGTTAATCTATTCGAAAACAATCCAGAAACGCTACCTAAAGATAAAGAAGAATTAGATTTACATATGCAGCTTACCTACAAGCAGCAAGTAGAAATTGCAGAAGAGCAAGCAATACAGGTATTATTAGATGGTAATAAATATGACTTAACAAAAAGACGTTGTAATTATGATTTAACTACAATAGGTATTGGTGCAATTAAAAATACTTTTACAAAAGCTGAAGGAGCTTTAATTGATTATGTGGACCCAGTAAATTTAGTTTGGTCTTACACAGAATCACCTTACTTTGATGATATATATTATGTAGGAGAAGTTAAATCAGTTCACTTAAACGAATTAAAAAAAGAATTTCCTGGATTAACTAATGATGAACTGCAATCAATTGCAGGTCAGTCAGTTAGTAACAATGGGTTTTATGATAGAACTATTAGTAATTCTAACCAGGACGACTCCAATACTGTTCAAGTCCTTTATTTTAATTATAAGACTTTTACAAACGAAGTTTATAAAGTTAAAGAGACTGCAACAGGAGCTGCAAAGATAATACCTAAAACTGATGAATTCAATCCTCCACCAGAAATGTATGAGGAGTATGGTATTGAAAAATTATCTCAATCAATAGAAGTATTATATGAGGGAGTTAAAATTGTAGGAGGCAGAATGCTTAAATGGGAGCTAGCTAAAAACATGATAAGACCTAAGAGTGATTACACTAAGGTTAAAATGAATTATAGTATTACAGCACCTAGAATGTATAAAGGTAGAATAGAATCTGTAGTAAGCCGTATAACAGGTTTTGCTGATATGATTCAACTTACACATTTAAAGTTACAACAAGTAATGTCAAGAATGGTGCCAGATGGTGTTTATCTTGATGCTGATGGTTTAGCTGAAGTTGATTTAGGTAATGGTACAAATTACAATCCTCAGGAAGCTCTTAATATGTTCTTTCAAACAGGTTCTGTAATTGGTAGGTCTATGACCCAAGATGGTGATATGAACCCAGGTAAAGTTCCTATTCAAGAAATACAAACCGGTGCTGGTGGTGGAAAAATGCAAGCGTTAATTGGAAATTACAATTACTACATGCAAATGATCCGTGATGTAACCGGATTAAATGAAGCTAGAGATGGAAGTACTCCTGATGCAAGAGCTTTAGTAGGTGTTCAAAAAATGGCAGCAGCTAATTCAAATGTTGCAACAAGACATATATTAGATGGTAGTTTATTTTTAACATCGGATTTATGTGAAGGTTTATCATTAAGAATATCTGATATTTTAGAATACTCTCCAACACGAGATGCTTTTATACATAAAATAGGTAATCAAAATGTAGCTGTTCTTGAAGAAATGAAAGACTTATATTTATATGACTTTGGTATCTTTATTGAATTACAACCAGATGAAGAAGAAAGAGCTATATTAGAAAACAATATTCAGGCAGCTGTTCAAAGTGGATTAATAGATTTATCAGACGCTATAGATCTTAGAGAAGTAAGAAGTCTTAAACTTGCTAATCAATTGCTAAAAATAAGAAGAGTAGCTAAGCAAAAGCTGGATCAAGAAATGCAACAGCAAAATATTAAAGCACAGGCTCAAGCCAATGCCGAAGCGCAACAAGTAGCTGCTCAAGCAGAAGTTCAGAAAGGTCAAGCTTTAATACAACAAAAGATTTCATTAGTACAAGCTCAAGCAGAAATAGACAAAGCAAAAATGATGCAAGAAGCCGCTTTGAAAAAAGAGTTAATGCAATTAGAGTTTGAAATGAATATGCAACTCAAAGGTATTGAAGTTAATGGAGCTAAAAGAGAAATTAAAGAAAAAGAAGATAGAAAAGACGAAAGAACTAAATTG